CTATTCCGCGTTGCGCGCGACCAACCCATGCTGCTGGAGTGTGTTCAGCAGCGCAGAAAGCGTGGTTCGCGCCTCGGCATCTACGACGTTTCCGCCCTCGGGGAAAGCGATTGCTGGCTGCTGCGGTCCCAGCACTTGGATGCCGCCCAGCCTCACCACCGAACCACGCAGCTCACCCACGCGCCAATGGCCTGAAATCCTTCGGATCGGCTGAGCATCGGAACGGCTCCACAGCAGCATCCCTTCGCAACTGCGAAGAAAGCGCCAGCCGCTTTCGGACCAGGCGGCGATGCGATCCGCCTGCCCTTCCCATCCGCCCACCGGCGCACTGCCGACGATCCAGCATTGGCCGGCTAGCGGCGCCGCGGGCGGCTCGTTCTGCCCCACCGCCTCGATTTCCGCGTGCAGTAGGATGTCCAGTGCGAGCAGCGCCTCGTTATGCGTCATTTCTTTCTGCGCCTGCCCCGCATGCAGCAAAGGCAGGAGAAGGCGGGGGGTCAGGTCGATCATGCAAACCTCCAGTCAGGATAGCAGAACAATCGCGGGCGCGGATGCAGCCTGGGTACCGATCTGGCGCACCTCGATGCGAACGGGCGCGGTTGCGATCGAGCCTGGCGGGATCCGGATCCAAGGCACAGCACAGGTGAAGCGCGCGAAGCTGGCGTCGGCGCCGAACACGTCGACCGAATAGGCCTCGGAACTCTCCCCCAGCGGAACCTCGACGCCGTCGCGCCACCACCAGCCGTCGCGGCTGCGTCGCACCCAGCGAAGCTCGATGGAACCATCGGCCAGGAAGTCGGCAGCCACATGCACCGGCGACGGCGGGCACAGCGACCAGCCGGTCACCGGCACCTCGGCACTGGCACCCTCCGAACCGTCATCGATCCCCACAGCGCGCAACCCCAGTCGCACGCCCGCACCCACGCGCCGCGGCTCGAACCAGCGGATCGCATCCGCCTGGATCCATGCGAAGCAGTCGCCGGGGCGTTGGGAGCCGATCGCGGCTTCGGTACCCCGTCGGCCTCGCCACAACTGCCGCAACCGCCAGCGGCGCGGCGCCACCTGCGTCGCTTCGCCGAACTGCAGCAGCTCGTTGCCCACCATTGCCAGGTTCGTTCCGAGATCGAGCGCAGCAGCGCTTGCGCCCGACAGGCTCGCCTCATCATGCGCGAACTCGATCTCGAGGATCGAGCGCCGGTCCTCCAGCGTGGCAGGCGCGGACTCGAGAAGGCGAGTAAGCGTCCCCAGCACCGCCGGTGCCGCGGTGCTGCCGATCGCCTCCCAGCTCTGCCCCTCGTCTTCGCTCGCCAGCAGCGCGGCACGTCGCCAACCCGGCAATTGGCCTGACGCCAGGATCGCGACCCGCGGCACAGCCCCCGATCCGGTCAGCGATGGCAGCTCGAACCCTGCAACCAGCGTGGGCCCATGCAGCGCATCCGGTGCCGGACTCACGCGCCCGCCCGATGCGGCGCGCGGCGACAACGGAGCGCTCCCGATGCGATGCAGGTCCAGAACCACGACCATGCGATCCAGCGTCGCGCTGCCGACCCGCCACTGCCCGACCTCTCCCGTCAGCACGACCCGACCGCCCGGCACGATCGCGGCATGCCGCCAGTCGAGCGATACGCGCCGAGTCTCCCGCGCCAGGTCCAGCGCCTCGATCGCCCGCGCCGCCAAGGCACGCGCCTGTGCTGCCTCCAGTACTGCCGGCAACTCGATCCGCTGGGTCCGGCCGGTGGAACTGGCGCGAACCGCGCGTTGCACCCCGGTCTGATACTCGCGCGCCGCATCATAATAGCCGATCGTGACCTCGGCCGGGGCGCGGTCGCCGGACGCGATCGTGCGCATGCCGCGTCCGCCTTCCCCGCCCGCTATGCGCGCGGCCGCGTCCTGGATCTCGGCAGCAGTCCCAGGCCCCCCGCGCAGCCCGTCGCGTGCGATCCAGTAGCCGGCAGGACCCAGCAGACCTTCCACCGCCGCGCGAATGCTGTCGCCCTGCGCGGAATAGCCGATCAGCGGCAGGCTCGCCTCGCCTCGCGTGATCGCGCCTTCGCTCAGCGCCTGAACGATGCCGCCCAGCGCAACCGGTGCCGCATCCGCCTCCACCTCAAAGGTGAGCGATGGGATCCGGTTTCCGAAGTCAGCCAGCTGCAGCCCCTCGAACACCGCATAGGCGCAGCCGCGATGCGCCGGGGCGACGGTCGCGCCCTCCATTGCCGCGATCAGCGGGTCCGGCTGCTGATCCTCACCGCCCAAGTACAGGCGGAACCCGGTCTGCGTCTTCCAGTCGCCGGCCGCGCCGCGCAGCAGCTTGCCGTCCGCCCAGATCCGCCGCACGCCTCGGATCGGTCGCCCCGACAACAGCACCGCGAAGTTCGCCGAGTAGCTGTAGCCGGTCACGCTCGGCTGGCCTTTGCCTGCGCCCTCGCTGCTGCGTGCCTCCACCAGATCGGTCGCCCAGATCACCGATCCCGCGACCCGCATGGTCCCGAACAGGCGCGGGATCTGAGTCGCATAGGAAGAGGTCTGCACCGCCAGTTCGGTCAGCCGCGGACCCTGCCGCCCCTTGAGCGCAAACAGGCTGGCATCCACCGTCCGTCCCAGCGCCGCGCCCAGGGCCGCCCCGATCGGGCCACCGACCGCGCCGCCCACTACCGTCAGCACCAGCGTCGCCATTAACCCTCTCCCTCCTCTCGGCCGGGGAAGCGCCATGCGCTTACCTGCACGAACGGCACCGGTCCCGGCCGCTCGACCACGCGGCGCAGCGCCGCATCGGCATGGATGATCCCCACCTCGCTCCGGATCGCCAGGTGCAGTTGCCCCGGCCCGGCGTGCAGCAGCAGCACGTCGCCCGCGCCCGCTAGATCCACCTGGCGCAGCCCCGCTTCCCTCAAAGCCGCCTCTGCCCGCGCCGCATCACCTGAGCGCAGGGCATAGTTGGCCGGCACGTCCCGGCCGTCCAAAGCCACCGCCACCAACCCGACGCAGTCGAGCCCCAGCGCCGGATCGCGGCCATGAAGCCGGAACCGGCTACCGACCGCCGCCCGCGCGGCCGCCACGATGCTCGCTCCCGTCATGCGCCCGGATAGCGCGTCAGCAAGTCGACCCCCGGCAGATACGGCTCGCCGCGAAAGTTGACGGCGTTGCCGAACCGGCCGGCACAGGTCTCCAGCCGCTTGTCACAGCCCTCCACCAATTCCACCAGGTCACCCGTTGCCACTGGCAGCGCAGGCACGCGCTCAAGCGTCACCTCCTCTCCCTGGGCCGCAGCGACCGCCCCCTCCAGCCCCGCATTGGCCCCGGCGAACCAGCGCAGCCGCCCGGCGCCATAAGCATCCGGAGCCGGCTCGCCCCCGTCGAGCGTCAGCAAGCATCCGTCACTCGCCACGACTCGCGCAAATCGCCGTCGCCCAGCCAATGGCACTCGGCATCGCCCGTCGCCCAGCCGGGCAAGGCAACTCGGCGACGTTTCCTCCACCACCGGCCGCTCCAGCGCAGCAAGCGCACCGCGCAGTTCCGCCGTGAACTCGCCGCCGTTCGTCTCCACCGCACCCAGCGTCCCCGTGCCCAGTACCAACGGCGCCACCGGGTTCGTCCAGTCCACCGCCATCACGGTGATCCTCGCCCCGTCCCACCGCCCCGCCAGCAGGTCAGCTTGCGCAATCGCATCGGCAGACAGCGGCCCGCTCGCCTCCATGCTGTCGGCGTCCAGCGCGTCCGTCCGCCGGATCGCCGACGGCATCATGCCGGGCGCCGCACGGTAACGCAGGCCGTCGATCGTCATTTCGCGATCATGCGCCGTCAGGCCGATGGTCACGCCGTCGCACCGCTCCAACCGCCAGCACAACGCCAGCGTGGTGAGCGCGCCTTCCAGCCACTCGGGCGCGCTCATGCCTCGCGCACCTCGACCAGCGGCACCGATGGCGCCGCCCCGGCGCAAAAGGTCGCGCGATTCACCGTCAGCCGATCCTCAGCAAAGCGCACCGGCACGTCGAAGTTGAACCCGGCAGTCACAACCGCGCCCTTTGCCGGCGCGGCGTCCAGCGCGACCACCCCGCCGGGTTCCAGCGAGAAGGCGTGAGTCTCTACGCCATCCACCGCCACCCGCACGCTGCCCGCCACGGGCCGGGTGATCCGCCGCGCCATCTCGCCATAATGTTTGCGCAGCGAAAAGGCGGTGGCCACCCCGTCGCCGACCCCGATCGCCTGGTCCGTCGCGGCGCCCTCCTCGCCAGATGCATGGTCGAACGGGTCCGTCAGGCGAAACGCTCGCGCCGGGCCCATCCGCGCCCGAAAGAACGCGAGCAGCGTCGCGATGTCGGCTTCCGACCGCAACCCCGGTCCCACGTCATAGCGGGTGCGCGCCTCCGCCCAGTCGGCGTTGCGCTTCTCCATGCCGCCGGCGCTGGTGACAATCGCCGTCGACAGCTCCGGCGTCACCTCGGCCTCGCGGCCAAGCGCCAGCGGAAAGCGCACGTCGTCGAACGCCTGCATTGCATCTTCCCCCTCGTCGAAATGCACGAAGCCATCGCGGATCACCTGCGGCAGCGCCCAGACAAAGGTCGCGGCCACGCCCCGCCTGCGCGCCGTTTCCGCCCCCGCGTCGATCGCCTGCCACTGAGCCGCATCGTCGGGCCGCAGCACGAAGCCCGCGAAATAGTGCTGGCGCTCCGGCGGATAGCCAAGCCGCGCCTCGGCCGCGGCCACCCCCCGCGCCGTCGCCGCCGTGTTGCCGAGCGCCGCCCAGTCATAATCCTCCAGCTGCAGCACATCGAACGCAGGCGCCGCCCAGCCGATCGGCAAGTTCGCGCGCTTGAGCTCGGGTGCGGCCGCATCCAGCACCGTCGGCAGATAAGCGAGCAGCAGCGTCTCCGCCTCGGGCGCCACCTGCCGCACCGCCCCAGTCAGCGCTGCGGTGGATGCCGCCAGCAGCGCACCGGCGCGGTCGAGCAGCGCCCTCTGTTCCGCATCCAGCGGCCCGCGCACGCTCACGATCTCGACAGGTTTCAGCGCCTCACGCGCGGCGTCGTCATACAGGCACGGCCGCCCGTCCGGCATCACCCACCACCAGGGCTCGCCTACCTGGAACCGCACCGGCAATCCGGCTTCCGCGCCCATCGCAACAAATGCTCGCGCCACGGCCTGCAGATAGGCCATGGCGCCACCATGAGCCGGGGAAAGCAGCGCCGATGGCGGGTCCCACCCCGTCCGCGCCGGCGTCCCATCTGCCGCACACTGTTTCCAGTCACCCCAGCAATGCTGGTCAAGCAGTTCGTAGGACAGCGACCAGATCACGCCATAGCCAAGCGCCTTTGCCTCGGCTGCGAACTGCCGGTGCCACGCCACGCACGGCGCGTTCAGCACACCTCCGGCCAGGCTGGCGTACAGCCCGCCGCTGTTCGCCTCGAGCCGGAAATAATGGCTCATGCCGACATAATGGACGATGCTGCCGCGATACCCCAGGTGCAGCACGTTGCGCAGCAGCCGCGCCGGCGTCAGGTGATAGCTGTCGTCATAGCCGCTCGCGATCGACGGCCCATGTTCCGGCACGACCGCTGCCCCGATCGCTAGGACCGAATTCGGCCCCTCGCAGGCGATTTCCGATAGCTCCACCCATCCTTCCGCCGGCTCCGGCAGCAGCGCGTCTACCCCTGAGTAGTCCGGAGCCACGAGCGACACGAACATCCGGTCGACGTCCCCCGCCCACACCGGGTCCGCATCCTGCGGCAGTTCGAACCCGCCGATCGCGGTCGCGAAGTCGATGTCCACCACCGCATCCTCGGGCGTGCCGGTGGCATGGTTCCAAAGCCGCACATACCAGGCCTTGGCCGCGCCCGCCGCGTCTCGCCCCTCGATCGTCAGCACCGGGCCATGCACCACGTCCAGCGGCATCACCCCGCCCGATCGCCAGCGGAACCGCAGCCGGCACCCCCGATAATCGCGCTCGGTCGCATAGCCCAGCAGCGGGTGGTCGTGCCGGTCCTCCGACTCCCAGATCAGCCCCGCCAGGTCGTCCGCACGATAGAAGACGGCATCCACCCGCAAGGCATCGGGCGCGGTCGACACCACCGACGCCATCATCGGCCGCGGGAAGTTCACCGTCCAGAACCGCGGATCGAAGCGGGTGAGCACGTCCTCCGCCTGCACGGTCCGCTCGCGCGCCAGCCAATATCCCATGCGCCTTCTCCCTTTGGGTCAGTCGAGGTCCATCAGCGCGGCCTTGACCGCGCGCGCCACCTGCCGGCTCGACTGCGCCAGCGCCCGCGGCGCCTCGCCCGATCCGGCGTTGACCGAGATCGCCACCCGCACCTCACGCCCGCCGCCCGCCTGGGGGACCGCCACGCTGCCGCTGCTTGTCGGCACGAACAGCTCGGGCCCGCGCTCGCCCACCCAATAGGGCCGCTGCGGGCTGACCGGGCCGCCCGTCGCCCGCCCCGGCGCCCCCGACACCAGTCCCAGCAGCGAGCCGAGCAGCCCGCCCCCGCTCGCCGCCCCGCCGAGCAGAGTATCGAGCCCGCTGCGCATCGCACTCGCCGCGATCTCTCCCAGCACTTGGTTGGCGATCCGCCCCAGGTCCTCGAACCCCAGCGTGCCGCTGCGCACCGCCCGCACCAGCGTCGTCTCCAGTGCGCGACCAGCCCGGTCGACACCGCTTGCGAACGGCCCGTCGAGGCTGTTCTGCATCGCCGCCACGTCGCGCGCGAAACTGGTGGTGTCGGCGCGCACCGACACCACCAGCCGCTCGATTTCCTCATCCATCCGGAAATGCCTCCATCAGCCGGGCCAGCGTGCCCGCATCGGGCGGCGTGCCGCCCGCATCCCCGCCCAGCGCAGTCGCCAAGGCCGCAAGCTCGGCCGGGGTAGCCCGCCAGAAGGCGTCGGGGCTCCAGCCGAACCACAGCCCCGCCACCCCCGCCAGCCGCACCGCGGCGTCGGCAAAGCGGTCGCTCACCGTCCGCCCAGGATCTGCGCCAGCAGCTGCCGCAACGCCGGCGTCGCCGCGGCCAGCCCACCCGCCACCACCGCGTCACCCAGGGCCTCGCGCGTCAGCGCTTCCGGCCGCTCGCGCAGGCAGTGCCAGAACAGCGCCACCAGCTCGCCGAGCGACAGCTTCCCGGCCGCTGCCCGCTCGACCAGCGCGAAGAGCGGTCCCAGCTCGCTCTCGGCCGCCACCAGCGCGGCAAAGCTGGGCCGCAGCACCACCCGCTCGCCCGCGACCCGCAGCTCCGCCTCGCCGCGTACCGGGTTCGCCGTTCCCCCGCTCATGCCGACACCACCGCACCGGAGCTTTCCAGCGCCAGCGTGTAGCTACGCTCGCCGTTGTAATCGCCGGCATAGTCCAAGCGGGTCAGCAGGAACCGCCCGGTCATCGTCTCGCCGCTCTCGAAGCTCAGCCGATAGTCGTCGATCGTGCCCGCCAGTGCATTCGCCTTCAGCCGCGCCTCCGCCGATCCGGTGAACACCCCCGCCCCCGACACACTGACCGATCGCACGCCAGCCCCTGACAACAGCTCGCGCCACCCGCCCGAGTCCTTGGACGTGATCGCCACCGCCTCGCCGTTGATCGACAGCTGCGTCGTGCGCAGCCCCGCCACCGTGGTGAAGCCGGGCGGCACCTGGCCGTCGCCCACCTTCAGCAGAAACGCACTTCCCTTTTCCGCCGCCATGTTCCGTCTCCCTCTTCACTGCATCCGCAGCATGCGCACCCGATATTCGTTGGTCCCGGCCCACAGCCCCTCCCCCTCGCGCACGATGCGACTGCGCACCGGCACCAGGCTCGCGATCCGCCATCCTTCGGGAAGGTCGCGCGGCAGCGCCTCGACCGCCGCATCCACTGCGCCCGCCAGGTCGCGCAGACGCACCGGCCGCTCGCCGGCATCGCGCAACACGATCGCGATCCGCCCCTCGCGCCCCGCCATGTCCTTGGTGCTCCAGTCGGTCAGCAGCGCCTCCGCCACTTCCGCAAACGGCCGCGCCGCGCGTACGGGCGGCGCGTCGAACACCGCCGTCACCACCCGCGCGACACCCGCATGCGCCTTGAGGGCGGCGACCAGCGCCTCGCCCAGCACCGTCTGCGCGCTCATCGCTCCGCTCCCAGCCAGCGCACCCGCGCATCCTCGATTCGCCGCCGCCACAACCCGCGTCCGGAAATCGTCACCGATTGATCGTCGCTCTCGACCCGAATGCCCCGCAGCCCAGCGGCACCCTCGCGCGCGGCACCGCCGATCCGCGCCACCGCCGCCGCGACCGCCCGCGCGCCCGCCGCCTCGCCCCTGGCCAGCAGCCGCGCTCTCATCGCCGCACCGGCGGCGCCAGCCGCAGCCGCCGCCACGGCCGCCAAAGCGCCGCGACTGCCGCGGGCGGCTCCCCGCCCGCGTCGCCGTTCGCGAACAAATGCGCGATCAGCAGCACCATGCCCTGGGCAAGCGGCGCCGGCAGCGCCTCCCAAGTCTCCGCCATGCCCGCGCGCAGCGTGATCCGCAGCCGCCCGGCGCTGCCAGGCTGCAGCACCTGCACCCAGCCGGTGCCGTCGGCGCCCAGATCGACGGCATAGGCTTCCGCCGGCAGGACAGAGGCGCTGCCGTCCGCCGACAGCCCCTCGACCCGCGTGATCGCGGTCACCGGCTGCACCGGCAGCGCGGCCCAGCCCGCCCGCGCCGGCACCACCAGCTGCCAGTCGCGCGCGATCAGCACATGGCCCGTGAACGCCTCGCACACGGCAAAGGCGGTGGCGGCGGCCTGCTCCAGCACGCCCGCTTCCTGGGTGGCGGCCATGCGCAGATGCGCAAGCGCAGTCGCGCAGGCGGCGACGATCGCCGCCTCCGGAATAGGTGGCGTCTCCATGGGGCAGCTCCGTCACTGTGGGCAGGAAGGACCGGCGCGGGTACTCCCGCGCCGGCAAGGCGTCGCTCAGGCCGCAGCGAACTTCATCAGCTTGATCGCCTCCGAATTGCTCACCTGCCCGCCCACGCGCTTGGTCGCGTAGAAGTGCACGAACGGCTTGTTCGAGTACGGATCGCGCAGGATCTGCGTCTCCTGCCGCTCGGCGATCAGATACCCCAGGCGGAAGTTGCCGAACGCGATCGAAGGGCTGTCCGCGGCGACATCGGGCATGTCCTCCGCCTCCACCACCGGATAACCGAGCAGCGTGTCCGGCTGCCCCGACACCAGCCCCGGCTGCCACAGGAACGCGCCGTCCGAGGTCTTGAGCTTGCGGATGCGGGTGGAGGTCGCCGCATTCATCACGAACACCGCCCCCTGGCGGTACGGCGCGCGCAGGCTCTGCACCAAGTCGATCAGCCGGTCCTGCGGCTCGCTGCCAAAGTCCCCCGCCGCCCCGCTCGGCAGATATTGCAACGTCCCGAACGCGCGCGTCGCATCGCTCGCGGTTGACATCGGCTGGCGCAGGAACCCCTTCGGCTGGTTGACGCCGGTTCCGTTGACGAACGCCTGTCCCTCGGCCGCCGCGAACTCGGCCGCAATCTCCCCTGCCAGCCAGTCCTCCACGTCGAACGCGGCATCGTCGAGCATCGCCTGGCTCGCCGCCGGATTGGCGTAAAGGTCCCCCATCGGCGGCGACACCTCGTGGAAGCTCGGCGTCGCCGTCTCCGGCCGCGTCGCCGTCTCGGATGCCCAGCCCGACGGCGTGCCGCCGCTCGTCACCAGCTTGCGATAGCCAGCGCTGCCGACCTTCACGACGTGCGCAATGCCGCGGATCGGGCTGGAGGACTTCAGCAGCGTGTCGATCTGCCGGTCGATCTCGGTCGGCACCGCATAGCCGCCGCCCTCGTTGGTCGTGCCGGTGAACGCCTTCATCTCCAGCGTGGCACCGCTGCGCACGAAGCCTTCGAATGCCGCACCACCCGGCCGGGCTGCCGCCCCCGCCAGCATCGGCCGCGCCGCCGGCGTGCCTGCACCCTCCACGCCTGCGAAGCTTGCTTCCAGCGCATCTGCCTTGGTCTCGATCATCACCGTCTCCCACAAAAGAAAAGGGCGCCCCATGGGGACGCCCTCACCACTCTCCGAACACTGCGCACTCAGCCGGGCGCCACCGCATGCACCCACGCCAGCGGCTGCATCGGCACTGGCACCAGGCTCACCTCGACCAGCTCCAGCCGCGTCAGCTCGCGCCAGCGCCCGTGCCGCGCCGCCTTCACCCGGTACCCGAACGACAGCCCACCAACAGCGCCCTGCTTCACCAGCCGCGCGAGTTCCGGCAGGTCGACCCGCCCGATGACGCGCAGGCCCCGGCTGTCCTCGCCCAGCATCTCGATCTGCCCCACCGGCGCACCGCGATGCTGCCACAGCAGCGGCACCGGGCTCGCCGCGGCAAAGGCCCCGGCGCGCACCACGTCGCCGCCGCGGTCGGGCGCGTCGAAGATCGCGGCATAACCGGCGAACCGCACGCTCACCGCAGCCAGCCTTCGAAGCCGGTCTTCATCGCGACCCCAACCAGCACCAACGCCAGCAGCATCCGCACCACCCAGCCGATCGCCGCCCGCGCCGCCGATCGCTTGGCATCGCGCCACGCCGCCAGCAGCTCGCGCAGCTCCTTCATGTCGCCGCCGGCAGCCGCATCCTCCAGCCCCAGTCGGGTGAGCGCACGCATCGCCCCGACCTCGCCCGCTTCTTCCACGATCGCACGCAGCGTCGCCAGGTCGGCGCCGTCCTGGCGCGCCTGCCCCATCAGCTGCGCGAGCACCTGTGCATTGTCCATTGCCGCCTCCATCGGATAGTGTGCGGCTATGCGCCGCCGGCTCCGCATCGTCCTGTTCGCTGCGCTCGCGGCCCTAGTGTCGATTGCGTTCGTGATGCCGTTCGTCCGCGGCAAGCAATGTGCCGCGCAAGGCGGCCGCTTCGAGCGCACCACCCTCACCTGCACCCTGCCAAGCGCCCACCAACGCTGACCCCCCTCCGTGCTCCCATGCAGGCGAAACGTCGCCCTCCCGTTTCCTTCGAGCTTGTCGAGAAGCGGGGGCGCAACGTTCATGACGGCTTCTCGACAGGCTCGAAGCAAACGGAGAGGGGGGCAGAAGACCTACAGCCCGGCCCCCACCACCGGCCCTACGCCCACCAAAGCCCGCTTTTCCTCCCGCGTCAGGAACTCCGCACCGCTGACCTGAGACCACAGCCGCTCGCGGTCCTCCGCCAGCGCCGGCACCCGGTCGAGATCCACCGACAGCGCCGCGTCGCCGAAATGCCCTGCCAGCCCTTGAGCGAGTTCCGCCAGGATCCGCTCCGCCAGCGGCAAGATCGCCAGCCGCCACAGCGCCCGGTTCGCCTCGCGATAATTGGCGTAGGTGTTGTCGCCCGGCAGCCCCAGCAGCATCGGCGGCACGCCAAACGCCAGCGCGATCTCCCGCGCCGCCTGTGCCTTCAACCCGTTGAAGTCCATGTCGGCCGGCGTAAGGCTCATCGCCTGCCACTTCAGCCCGCCTTCCAACAGCATCGGCCGCCCGGCATTCGCGGCGCCGGCAAAGCCCGCTTCCATCTCCGCGCGCAGCCGCTCGAACTGGTCGCGCGACAGCACGCCGCCATCACCCGGATCATAGACCAGCGCACCCGATGGTCGCGCCGCATTGTCGAGCAGCGCCTTGTTCCACCGCGCCGCCGCATTGTGAACCGCGATCGCCCCAGCCGCCGCACCCAGGCAACCCAACCCATAATGGTCGTCGAGGGGGTGGAAGGCCTTGATGTGCACCACCGCCGTCCGGCCGCCGGCATCTTCCGCCAGCAGCCGCTGCACCTGCGCCCCGACCCGGTACCGGAACGCTACCGGCCAGCCGTTCGCATCCGGCTCCACGCTCACCCGCTCGGGCCGCAGCGCATACAGCTCACCCACCCCGCCGCGCCCGTCGTCGAGCAACTGCACGAACGCATTGCCGTGCAGCAGCAGCTGCGCCGCGATCGTCTCCACCAGCACCTGTCCAGCCGAGCGCCGCGTGACCAGCTGCACCAGCCGCGGATCCCGGCCCGTGATCGGTGCCGCCGCCACACCCTCTGCGACCATCCGAACCGCGCGCTGCGCGATCGCATTCTCCAGGTATCCGGCGCGCACCTGCGCCTCATAGCTCGTCGGCCAGCTACCCAGTGCCGCTAGCGAACCCGCCGCCGACAGCGCCGGCCGCTGCCCCTCGCCCGTGGCCTGCGCCTCCAGGCTCTTTTTCCCGAACCATTTCATGCTAGCTTCCTATCGCCAAGGAGAGTTCGGATGCCGCAAAGCGCTCATTTCGCCCTGTTTCCTGCATCGCTGATGCTGTTCTGGCTGGGCGGCATGTTCGTCTGGGCCGGCTGGCGCATCCGCCGCCACCAGCTCCGCCCCGCCGGCGGTGAGCCCTATGCCCGCTCCGCCACTCGCCACCTCGCCATCGGCGGAAGCGTGTGCGCCGCCGCCTTCGTGCTCCTGTTCCTGTCGCTGTTCACCTGACGGGGCTCACAGGCTCCGGACGGAAGCGGCCCCGCGGCTGCCGAGCATCAGCTCCGTCAGCGCCCAGACCAGCGCGTCGGCGCGATCCGGGGACCGCCCCGGTCCCTCATAGCCGCCGCCCGCCACCAGCCCGCACAGCTCGTCCTCGAGCGCGGGAAACGCCCCCACATGCGCCACCCGGCCCCGCTCATAGAGCGCCGCCACCGGCTCGGCCCGCGCCGACTTGCCGCGCGACGCATGCACCAGCCGCACCGGCAGCGCCGCCTCGGCGGTGCGCAGCACCGTCTCGACCATCGCGCCACCCTGGTTCGCCTCCGCCACAACCCGGTCGGCCGCATGCCGCGCCGCGCACGCCGCCACCGCCCGCGCCCAGCCGTCCGGCGTCAGTCCGGAGGCGCTCGCATCCTCCAGCACATAGCCGCGCCCGTCCGCACCCAGGCCGGCCGCCACGATCCCGCAGGCGTCGCCCTCGGCACTCGCCGGCGGGTCGACGGCCACCACCACCCGCGCCAGCTCAGGCGCCGCCCGCACCCGGCATCGCTCGATCAGCGCGCGCGTCCACAGCGCGCCCGCGACATCTTCCAGCAGCTCACCGTCCAGCTCCTGCCGTCCCAGCCGGGTGCCGGCATAGTGCGCGGCCATCGCCTGAACGAAGCTCGCGGGCAGGTGCGGGTTGTCGCTCGTCCGCCCGTGCGTCTCGTGCACGCCCGGCAGCGTCCGCACCCGCCGCAGCAGCGCGCCCGGCTTGGGCGTCGTCGTCACCACCAGCTGCGGATGCTCGCCCAGCCGCAGGCCCATCATCAGATTGTCCCATGCCGCATCCCCCAGCCGCCACTTGGCGATTTCGTCGCACCAGCCGGCGTGATGCTCCGGCCCGCGCATCTTCTCCGGCGCCTCCGCCGAATAGGCAAAGGCCTTGGCCCCCGATGCGAAGTGCAGCACGCCGCCTTTCCACAGCGTCGGCTCGTCGTCGTGCGCACTCGCCTGCAACCCGCCCTCGCCGCCCACCATCACCCGGTGCACGTCATCCAGCGTCGCCCCGACCAGCGCGATCCGCGCCTCCGGATGGCTGCGCGCGAATTCGGACACCCACTCCGCCGCCGCCCGCGTCTTGCCAAAACCGCGCCCAGCAAGGATCAGCCAGATCCGCCAGCCCTCCGCCGTCGGCAACTGGCCGGGATGCGCCCAGCGTTCCCAGCGGTGCAGCAGTTCCCGCCGCTGCTCTGGGGACAGCATCGCCAGCGTCGCCGCCTGGGTGTCCGCATCCGCACGGGCAAGCGCCCGCATCGCCGCGTCGCGTTCCTCCGCCGGGCTCACGCATCGCCCCCCTCCTGGGCCCGCCGCGCCCGCGCCTCCTCGGCCGCATGGCGCTTGCTGAGCATCGCCAGCCGCTTGAGGATCGCGGCATCGGTCTTGTCCGCGCCACCACCGCCCGTCGTAGTGCGTTTGGCGGGCAACCCCTCCGTCTCGCGCTGCCGCTCGATCAGCCGCAACGCGAACAGGACGTCCTGCGTCTCCAGCGGCCCGCTCGCCTCCCCGGCAAGCACCGCCCCGGTCCGCTCGATCAGCATCGCCTCCAGCCGGTCATAGCCGACCCGCAGCGCCGCTCGCCAAGCCTCTGCGAACGCCGCATCGGTGCGGCATGCGGCATAGGCCTGGATCGGCGCGATCTCGGCGGCATCGGCTGCCGCATCGACGCTGCCAGTTGCCGCCAGATGATTGAGAAAGCCGCTGCGTGCCTTCAGGCTCAGCGCCTTCCCACCGGATGCCGCGGTCTTCGAACGGGTCGCAATCCCCTGTCCCAT